TGAAAAAAAAAGTACTCAATTGGAAAAATTTTGATACAAAAGCAAATAAAGAAACAAAATAATAAAATCTGTATTTGAAAAATAAAATTTATTTTCATTTATTTTTTATTCATTTTATTCATTTATTTTTTATTCATTTTATTCATTTATTTTTTATTCATTTTATTCATTTATTTTTTATATTTATATGCTATACTTTCATATTAACTTAAAGCCTAAAACCTAATAGTGACTATATAAAATGAAAAATTATGTACTTTATGATTTAGAAACGAATGGTCTTGATTTACTAAAAAGTGCAATCATGCAAATAACTATGCTTGATAGCACTTGTAAAATTCTTCTGAACGAATATGTTTATCCTTATAACAATGTAATTGAAGGAACTGACATTCACGGAATAGATGAAGATACGCTACAATCCAATAATGCACTAAATACTACTGAAATGTGCACATCCATTAAAAAAGTTCTTCGAAAAAAATATGAACGCGAGGATATTTATTGGATAGCTTATAATAATTTTGGTTTTGACCAACTCATATTGGAAAATAATTTTTCACATGCTCAAATAAAGATGCCTTCTAACTGGTATTTTATTGATTTTTTTCCTCTTATTCGTGAATTATATCCCAAAATACAACCGAATTTTAAATTAAAAAGTGTTTATGAATATTTACTTAAACCCAAGCATGATATTCAATACCATAGTTCCTTAGAAGATACCAAATGTTTATATGATATTTTTCATAAATTAATGATTGAAAATAAAGAAGAAGCATTTGAAAAATACACACGTTGTTCATTTCAAGATCAATCAATTTTAAATTATCCATTAACAGCTTTACAGGGATACTATCCTAAAATGTGTCTAGAAAAGCTAAATATTCATAAAATAGGTGATCTTCATCATATTTATCAATCTATGAATTTTGATGAACAATCTATGTATAACTTTTTAAATATTCAGTGCAATATTTATGTGTCTTTTTTAGCAAAAAATATAATTCGTCAATTGAATTTGATAAATCAAATGGGAATGATTTCAGTAAATGGTTAAAAATTTTTATTTTTTATAGTATTCTATATTATTCTATATTTTTATTTTTTATAAAAATATATTAGTTATTATTATATGAATAATCAACTACAAGATTTATTCCAAATTGATTCCATTTCTATTTACAGTATATTTATTTTATTTTTAATTATTTCTACCAATTATTTAGGAGAATTATTTCCATGTCGTGTGCAGAAATTATTAAGCCAAAATGTCTATTTAAAGCATATTTTTGGATATTTAACTTTAAGTTTCTTTGTTGTATTGGTAGATCCTTATAAAAAAATTAACATTTATACAGTCTTTAAGGAGTCACTTATTTTATATATATTATTTTTATTTTTTATTAATACACAACAATATTTCTTTTTACTGAGTGTTTTTTTTTTATTAGTTATTTATGTATTAAATCTCAAAAAAATAGAATATGAAGAAAATATATCAAAAGCAAGTGACAGATTAGATAATGTGAATGAAAAAGAAAAGGAAAAACAAAAAGAAATACAAGATAAATTGAAAAAACCTGCAGATCCTATAGAATTAGAACTTTTTGAAAGAAAAATATTATTTATTAATCAATTAAATGGTATCTTAATCATTCTCTTTATAACAACTATTATTATTGGATTTTTAATTTACATGGGAGAAAAAAAAATAGAATATAAAGATAAATTTAATTATATAACATTCGTATTTGGTCAGTCGAAATGCAAAGATAAAACACCAGTGATTAAATTAACGCAATCTTTAGGTGCCGCTTTTTCTTAATGATTGTTAAAAAAATAGTTTAAAATGGTACTGATAACAATATGTAATATAGTATAGTATAATATTGGATTAATACTAAATCTACAATATAACAAATATATACTAATTCTAAGCCATCATGGATTTTCGTATTTTTCTTCAAGATTACGGTAAAAATTTAACAACTAATGATGTTATTGAAAACAAAATGCTCGATTATAATTATTTTTATGAATTTATTAAAAAACATTATGATCTCAATCATATTAAAAAACATAATTATCTAAAATATGTGAAAATTACTCGTCAAAAAATTGTATTTAATAAAGAATCTATTTACGAAAACTTAGTTCAACATATAAATGATATTTTTCAAAAAATGTTTCATGAAAATGTATTATGTAAAATGAATTTACGCAAGTATTTTTTTAAATTATCTAAAATTTATACTATTTTAGAAAAAAAAAAGAAGAATTTTCAAGAACTTATACAATATTATAAATTATTAATGGTTCAATATGAATTTAATAAACCCCTTCAAGTTAAATTACTATGTAGTTTAAATTTGATTCAATATAAATATCAATTATTTTTAAAATTATCTCGACAATTAAATTTTTATTTACAACAATTTATTGAACTAGAAGAAAAAAATGATATTGAACATAAATTAATTGAAATTAATAATATGGAACGAACATTATTGGGAAAAAAATCAGAATATTATGCGGAAACAATATTAAAAAAATATTGCAAGTTGTATCCAAAATATATTTATATTCAAAATATTGATTTTATTAAATTATTAAAATTACCTATTCAAGATGTTCATCAATTAAAAGGGGAAATTGATGGATTATTATTATACCAAGAAGATAAATATTATTATATTGAATATATGATTGAAGTAAAAAGTTCCATCAAAAGTATTTATGAAGATATTCATAAATTTGTTCATTTAAAAAAAATTATCGAGTCTATTGATGAAGATGATGAATTTCATGTTCCTGATTCTGACATTATTTTACATAAAAAAAGTTTTCAAAAAATTATTCATCAACCTATTAGTGGCTCTATTTTATATTTATGTACTAATAACGTGTATAAAAATAAGATAGAAATATGTCATTTTTATTTTCTCTATGTCTTAAAAATTATTGATCAGAATTTTATTGAAAAATATTATTTACAACAAGATGAATCAATTATTTATGAAAAATATCAAAAAATAATCGATCATCAAGATTACATATATTCTATATTTAATGAATGGAAAAAAAATGTAAATTTAAATGAGGAAAGTTCTTGTATTTATTTATTATAAAATAGTAAAAATTAAATTATCATTATTGAAAATTTAATATATATAATTAAAATTATTTTTTATAATTTTTATATTTTTTATTTTATTTATTATTATTTATTATTATTTATTATTATTTTTATTTTTATTTTTATTTTTATTTTAAGATAATTCTACATTATTTGTATCAATAATTACTTTTTTTTTGGCGGACGTCCCCTTTTCTTTTTAGGAACTTCTTCAATTACTGTTGTTTCTTGATTTAATGTTAAATTATCTTTATTCTCATTTTCTAACTGTACTTCTTCTAATTCTAATTCATTAATATCATCTGACACTGATTCTTTTGTATTTTTATCATTATTTTCATCATTACTATCACTATCTTCATCCATTACTTCATCTAAAGTTAATTCATTCAAATTAGATTCACCATTATTAGTTTCTTCCAGTACTTCATCCAAGGTCATAATGTCAATATTTGCATCAATACTTGCAGTTGATTCTCCATTATTTGAAACAATTTTAATCTTACTTTCATGTTTCTTTGACAACATCTTTTCTTTTTCATTTTCCATACCAAATCCAAAAGTAAATGCTTCTTCATGAATATGTTCTTCAGGTTCTTTTGATTCAAATGTTTTATTCATTAAATCTTCTACTTTTTCTTGTGTAATTTCTTTGAATTGATTTGAATAAACGTTATTTTGACTATTTTCATCGTCGCCAGCTAGCATTTTTTCTTCATCAATTAATATTTCAAATACATTGGTTCCTGCTTTACAAAATTGACCCGCTAAAATATTAGATGAAACTCCTTTCATATTTTCACGTTCTCCAAAAACAGCGGCTTGTGTCAATATAGTCATGACTTCTTCAAAAGATGCTTTGGCAATGGGTCCAATTTCTGGATTACGATTTAAACCATGGCGTTCAATTTGCATTAAGACACCTCGATAACACATAATATCCGCTAATAATTGGAAATGACGAGGATTTACCTTATCACCACCAAATACTTTTTTAGTTTCTTGATAGAGCAATTCACGTGTAGCCTCAATGCCAAAAATTTCATGGAATTCTAATATATCATTTGTATATGTACGACTTGCATCGACATTATCATTGCCCAATACTTCCAATAAATTTGATCCATTTGTTTTCAAAATACATTCTTTCACATTTTGAAGACTTCCATCTAAATTATATTCAATAATGTTAGAATCTTGAACTTCTACGTGTTCAATATTGGAAATACCTCGCAATGGAAATTCAATGAGTTGTTTTTCAAAATCACGAAAGAAATCTAAGAAGTTTTCCGTATCTTCTTCTTTAATGCGAATACGCATGACTATATCACGAGCATTATCGTCGCTAAAAATACATTCAATTGATTCGTCATCATGACTACTTTCTTTAATAGCTTCTTGAATTTCTTGGATAGTAATATTTCGGTTCATTAGACTTTCTTTATCAAATTTAATACGAAGAATCCACGGAGAGAAACAATCGTCATCTACATTATCAATATCAAATAATTCACTAAATTCTTTGTAAGATTGAATAAATTCAATATCTTCTTTTTGAGATGTCTTCCCACTTTTATCATCGTATAAAATTTCAATACTATCTAATAAATTTTTAATTTGAGTAAAACTAAATTTATGCTTAATTAATGTTGCTTTTTCTTTGCTAAATTTATATTCATCTTTCAAGTAAATAGTCATGTTTTTATTTTTTAGATTTTTGGTTAATCGTAAAATTTCTTTGAGTCTTGGTAAAGCATCGGTCACAACAACAGAAGCAGCACCTGTTCCTGCTAAATGAAACGTGTTTAAAGTGAGTTGCGTTGAAATTTCCCCCAATGTTTGCGCACCAATGACTCCGACCATTTCACCAGGGCTAATAAAAGCATCTAACATTTTATTTTTCATCAATAATATTAAGTCATCAAACGCCAATTTATTTAAACGATATTCTTTCAATATTCTTTTCGTTGCCAAAAATGATTTGAATACAATATTAAAAAGTTTCCAATTTTCACTCTTTTCAGGCAAAAATTTTACCAAACTATTCATTAACTTATTATATTCATCAATTATATATTTTGGCGTTAAATCACTCAGACTAAAATCTTTAATATTAAATTTCAATCGCTGTGACGCAATAACTCGGAAAAGATTAACTGGAATATACGTTTGTACATCACCAATAGCTTCGGTAAATTGAAAGTATTTATTTCGTAAAATATTTCGGTAATCAATAATTTCTTTGTATTCAGCATGAAGATAACTTTGATAATCATTATTTTGTACCATTTCATCAATTGCATCTTTTGTCATAAAAGACTCAAAATAGTCGCGCTTCATATCTTTCATCTTGTATGTTTCTTCCATTTGTTCATTTGTTTTTTCAAATAAGTCAATTTTCGTAATTTTTTCTAATTTTGTGGGATCCATATTATCATCACCATATGTAAATTGAATAATATTGGAAGAAGCATTTCGAACAGTCATGTCGTAATTAACCATTAAATCTTCAGCAGCTTTAATTAACTTTCTCGAAATATAACCTGAATCTGCTGTTTGAATCGCAGTATCAATAGATCCACAACGTCCACCCATGGCATGGAAAAACATTTCACTGGGAGTTAATCCTTCAATATAACTATTTCGGCAAAATCCTTTCGCATCTGGACCAATATCATTGCGATAAAAATGAGGCAATGTACGATCAGTAAAACCGTTTGTCACTCTTGTTCCCCAAATTCGTTGCTGCCCCACACATGCCATAATTTGAATTAAATTCGTTAATTTTCCCTTAGAACCAGCACCATTATCACCAGCAACATAAAAGTTATTATTTTTATTTAAGAAAGCTTTAATATAATCACCGCAATCTTTGTCAATTTTCGAAGTGTAGTCTCCAATATCACTTTCTAATTTTAAAAATTTCAAATTATCATCTAAATCATTCGCATATGTACCATATTGTGCCATTTTAATAAGTTCAAATGTATCATTCAATTGTTTCTTAATAATTTTCTGAACATCACTTCGTTGATTTTTATTTAAAATAGAGTCCCCAAAAGAAATAGAGAAACTATGATCCATAAACCAGCGTGTAATTAATTTTTGGGTGTTATTCAAGAAATCGACGCACTCATTAATGCCATATTGATTAAAAATTTGTTTCGTTAATCCTGCTGGATCATTTCCCAAAGATTGGGAATTCAAAAATCCTTCTTCAATTTTACCGTGAATAATTTTGACCGTTTTTAATTGAACAATATTAATATTTGGTAAAATCAAAGAGAACAATTGTTTTCCACTCCAATAAGGAATTCCATTTTCCATAAATTCTGGATCCGGCAATTTTCCATTATAATTCTTCAAAAACATCATATAATTATTCATTAAATGCTTGGAAATTTTAATGTTATTTTTAGTTAAAATGTAGGCACCAACTAATGTATCCTGAGTAATTTCTAGACTGGGCTTAGAACTTCCCGGACTGATTAAATTTTCACGCACAGAACAAATCTTATCCAATTCAATTTGTGTTTGGATAGATTGTGGAGCATGCATGTTCATTTCATCTCCATCAAAATCAGCATTATAAGGTTTACATGCCGTGACATTTAATCGAAATGTACTAAAAGGTAAAATCTTAATTCGATGGGTCATCATACTCATTTTATGAAGCGTTGGCTGACGGTTAAATAGACATGGGTCATCATCAAGAAGATGACGATGAACTACATCACCGTATTCCAATTCATTTGCTATTTTTTGAACGTCCACATGTTTTAGTGAAATATTACGCTGATTACCAATAGGTCCTTTGGAAACCGTCTTTGCACCAGGATAATTTTTGGGTCCATTTAATACCATTTTTCGTAATTTATCATAATTAAATTGATTCACTACTTCTGGAAAAGTCAAATTCATCGCAATCTTCATTGGCACACCAAATTGGTCAATATCAATATTAGGATCTACAGAAATCACTGTACGCGCGGAATAATCAACACGTTTTCCCATAATATTAATACGCAATCTTCCTTCTTTACCTTTCAATCTTTGAGTAATTGCCTTCAAAGGACGATATGTGGAGCGATGTCCAGTAGGTTTAATTCCCGGAATTTCATTGTCCATATACGTACTAATGTGATACTGAAGACTACCGTGATAATGTTCAATATTTTTTTTATTTGTCGAATTACTTTCCATAACATTTTTTAATAATTTATTTGTTTTAATAATCATTGCCAAAGCATAAGTTAAATCATCTTCAGAACGTTGATTGTCGGATTGTCGGATGGAAGGTCTAACTGTTGGTGGAGGAACAGCAAGACTCGTAATGATCATCCACTCCGGACGACTATATTTGGAATTTAATCCTAAAAAATCGACATCTTCGTCTTTAATTTTTTTGAAAATTTTGTAGCAAACTAATGGAGTAAATAATTGCTGATTTGATGACTGTGTTGAATCTTTAAACGTTCCAGCAGCAAATTCAGCATAAATTTTAATAAAGTTATCTAATTCATTCTGACGTGAATATTTAGTAGGCTGAAGTGCCATACATCCATTATTGTGAATACATTTTTTATTTTTAGAACAAAGTTCAACAACATGTCGAAATCGTCCTTGACCTTTTTTATTCTCTAATTCTTTCAAAATTTGTGGGTCTGTTTTATCTAACAATAAATTAGAACAGTGAAAACAAACACATTTTAATATTTTTTCGACATACGGCATAAAATGATAATTAAATGCCGGTAGTGCTAAATCAATTTTACCAAAATAACCCGGACATAGTTCTGCTTTTTTTTCATCAATTGGGCAAATAATAGCCGCATCTATAGAACCCATATTATGATCGAAAAGACCATTGTTTTTGGGTATGTTACCTTCGTAGGTATCTTGTGTTAATATATCAGCAACAGAACCATTTTGAATATCTTGATGACTAAATAAACTAAATTGTATATCTTTTATATTTTCTAAGTATTCCACATTCTGTAATTCACGTATTAATTGAGTCATAATGATATATTATATAGTAGTATAAATTATTTTTTAAGTTATAAATTATTCATATTTTTTTTATTTATTAATAAAAATAAATAAATTATTAAGAATTTGAATATAAAATAATATGGTATTTCATCAAGATATATAATTAATTATTTCAAGATACAATTAATTATATATCTTGATGGAATAACATAAACGTTACAATTATATAGATCTGGATCAAATAAAAACCTTTTTACGTCAATACCATCTTTATTTTTGCATGTTTCTTTAGTCCATTGAAAATCGTTAAGATAATCACACTCATTTATTTTTGTGTGATTATCCACGATTGTCTGGCAAAATATGATACCTCCATCATCACTATCCCAATCTAAAATACAATTTGTTAAATTAGCATTCGTTAAATTAGAATCATTTAATAAAGCAAAAGACCATGTGACATTCGTTAAATTAGCACAAGTTAAATTAGCATTTATATTAGCATCTTGTAAATTAGCATTCGTTAAGTTAGCGTAACTTAAATTAGATTTATTTAATTTAGCACATGTTAAATTAGAGCGTGTTAAATTAGCACATAGTAAATTAGATCGTGTTAAATTAGCTTTAAATAATATAGATCGTGTTAAGTTGGTACTAATTAATTTTGTTTCAATCAAATCAGTACCTGTTAAATTTGCACCTGTTAAATTTGCACCTGTTAAATCAGCTCTTGATAAGTCAGCTCCTGTTAAATTTGCGCCTGTTAAATCTGCGTCTGTTAAATCAGCTCTTACTAAATCAGCACCTGTTAAATCTGCATCTGATAAATTAGCGCCTGATAAATTAGCACTTGTTAAATCTGCACCTCTTAAATCTGCACCATTTAGATCAACATTAGTTAAATTTAATCCATGTAAATCTATTTCACATAAATTTAGATCTTTTAGATCATCATCTGAAAAGGTGATACCATTTAAATTACAAATTGTTAAATTTAAACTCATTAAATTAATTTTTTTTTTATCTTTTTTTTGTAAATTTAAATAATTATCAATATTATCGGATGAATAGTTATTTGAAAAATGTACTAAAATAAGATCATTGGGTCCACCAATTTTTGAAAGAATTTGACCAACCTCATTTTCAATAATGAAAATATTGATATCATCCTTTAAAACTACATGATCTCCCACAACTGCTTTTTCATAAGAAATGCAGTTTAAATTACAATGTATCATATATTTTTTTTTATGATCATTTATATTATTTGACGTACATATACATTTATTTTCTTGTTTATGAACATTAATTTCAATATATTGATCATCTTGAAATTTTGACATTTTACTTACTTAGGTATGAATAGATAAAAAGTTACAATAAAAAATTTATTGTATTCTTTTCATAATTATTTCATTTTTTTATAAAACTTAAGAGTTAATAGTAGTGAAGATTGAAAATTTTTATTTTATTTTACAACCATTGCATTTTCTGATTGTTCATTCTCTTCTGAAATAATATGAACTTCAGACATTTGATTAATTGATGATCCAATAGAAAACTCAACACATTTATCAAAAGTCATATATTTAGGATCTAGTTTAGTACAATAATCCATAACGTTCAATTTTGTCATGATATTTTGATTCTGTATGGACAATCCATTCATTCCAGGTTGTTGTGTTTGTAATACAGCAACCATATTTTCTTGCGATTGTTTTAAATCTTTATGTAAACCACTTAATTCATCAAATAATTGATGCATAAACTTTTGATTTTCATCATCTCGTTTGATATTTGCGTGACGTGTTTCTTTTATATGCTCAATTTTAGCATTTTCTTTTATTATTTCTAATTCTTGATGATGTTTTTGTTTTTTATGTGATGCTGAGTATTCCGCAAAGGAATTCATTAATGTACAGGTAATAATAATAATTATACCTATGAAAATGATAATTTCAGACATAGTAGTGTAAAAATAAACTTATGTAAAGCAGAAAACACTAGTTAAATTATTAGATACTATCGATTGCTACTCTTTAAATATTTAGTTTCATTTTTTTTTAATGATTATTATTTACATAATAATCATTAAATCAATTACATTAGAAATATTACGTTTATTATCATACTATCCTATTTTCTTATTATTTTAATTGAATAGTTAAATCATTTAAAATTAAATAGGCATTAATATTTTCATCATTATTTTTATCTTTTTTTTCAAGAGAATCAAAAGTTTCTAAATAAATATCATCAGGCACTAATAGTGCATAATTATTATGATTATAATTACTAATATAATCTAATTTTAATAAAAGTTGATTGTCTTTATCCAATAATGTTATACTATCATTGAGTTGTGTAAAATAAGAAATATCTTTTTTTAAATTAGAATTATATAATAATAAAGAAGAATACATTTCTTCTTCGCGCACATATAAACTCCATCCTTTATATACTTCTTTTTTTTCAGTATAATCATTTTCTTGACAATATGAACATTCTGCTTGTTTTAAAAAATGAGTTATTGTTTTTAACATAAGATGCTATATATTATAATAACAAAATTTACTTAAATAGAATACAAATTTTAATTTATTAAACATAAATTAATTTACCATAAATAGATAAATATACATTATTATACATTATTATACATTATTATACATTATTATACATTATTATACATTATTATACATTATTATACATTATTATACATTCTTATACATTCTTATACATTCTTATACATTCTTATACATTCTTATACATTCTTATACATTCTTATACATTCTTATACATTCTCGTACATTCTCGTACATTCTC